TTGACCGCACCATGTCAGATGTCAACAGCGAGATCGAGGCTTTCCGCCTTGCATATATGGCGTTTATCGGCGGCCAGATCGACGAGGAGACGCTGAATGAAGCACGCAAGACTGGAGCGTTCAACATTCCGGAAGGCGGCGACGCCAAATTCATCACGAAAGAGCTGAAAGACGACGTTGTCGAGCACCATCTGGACCGGCTGCACGACAACATCTATCGCTTCAGCAAGACGCCTGACCTGTCCGACGAAGCGTTCGGCGGCGGCGCTCAGAGCGGGGAGGCTCGCAAATACAGACTTCTCGGGCTGGAGATGAAGACGGGGTTCTTCGAGAACAAGTTTCGGTCCGCCTCGAAGCGCATGTTCGAACTTCTCGCCGATCCGTGGCGGATGAAGAATCCGGGCCTGAAATTCGACCCGCTGAACGTGTGGTTCGAATTCAAGAGGAACTTCCCGCGAGATCTTCTGTACGAAGCGCAGGCGACGCAAATGCTTAAAGGTAATGTCAGCGAGCAGACGCGTCTCAGCCAGCTATCCTTTATCGACGACGCTCAATATGAAATGGAGCTCATGGAACAGGATAGGCAGGGGATTCCTGACCTGCGCCTGCCCGACGACGAGGACGATGAAGTATGAGCCTGGACAAATACGAGGACGAACTGCGCCAGTCGAACGATCAGCAAACGGCCGCTGTCGAAGCGCAGATCCGCAGGAACTTTGAGATCGCGCTGCATGGAATCATCGCTGAAATCGGCCTGTTGTTCGCAAAATTGGAGTCCGACGGGAAGCTGACCTACGCGGAAATGGCCAAATACAACCGCTTGCGCCGGCTGGAGCGCCGGATCATGGATCAGGTCGACCAGATGAGCGCGAAAAACCAGCGGGCGCTGCGGAAACTCTTGCGAACAGCGTACTCGCACTCATATGAGTGGATGGCGTGGGCGATCGAGAAGGAGAGCCACGCGCGGCTTGCCTATGCCGCGGTGCCGATGGGCCGCATCGACCGCATTATAGACGAACCGATCGGTGGCCGCCCGCTGAAAGGCAGGCTGTCCCGTCTTCGTCGGCAGACAATCGACGAGCTGTTCCGTCGTATCACGGCCGACCTCGTCGAGGGTAGCACAATGCGTAAGATGACCGAGGACGTCCGGGAAGTGCTGAATACCAGCCACTTCGACACGATTCGGATTGTCCGGACCGAGTCACACCGCATCCAGGAGGCCGCGACGCTAGCCAGCGCGCAGCACGCGACCGAACAGGGCGTCGTGATGCTGAAGAAGTGGAACTCGCTGCATGACGAGAAGGTGCGGCGCACGTCGCAGGCCAACCACCAACTCATGGACGGTCAGGAAGTCCGGGTGGACGAGGACTTCGAACTTCGCCCGGGCGGTGGTCGCGGGAAGGCGCCGGGCAATACCGGCGTCGCCGCGCACGACATCAACTGCCGCTGCTTCGCTTCGTACCGGATCGCGGAGGTCCAGCGGAAGACACATCAGGAGCTGGCCGACATGACATTTGAGGAATGGAAAAAGTCTCGTTTGAAACAGCCGTAACCCGGCTGTTTTTTATTTACACAAACCTGAGGGCGGGTGCCGGCGAACTCAGCGCAGGGCGCGGGCATGGCCGAACTCGAAATGGAGGACACGAAGATGCAAGAAAAACAACGAAGAAAGTTGTATTTGCTGCTTGATCTGCAACTGTTTGCAGACGGCGGCGGCCTAGATGGGGGAACTGGCGCCACAGGAGGCGCGCAGGGCCAACAAGGCGGCCAAGGGAATGGTAATGGTGCCGGCACCGGACAAAGCGGCTCAGGAGGCGAATCTGGCGGCCAGGGGGGCGAAGGATTCAAGCCGACGCCCGAAATGGAAGCCTGGCTGCAGAAGCAGATCCAGTCCGCGGAGGATCGCGTTCGCACGCAGTACGTCAAGCAGCTCAAACAGCTGGAGCAGGAGAAAGAAGCCCTGCTCAAAGAGAAAATGACCGAGGAAGAGCGAGCGAAGTATGAGCTGGAGAAGCAGCGCCGGGAACTTTTTGAGAAGGAAGCAGCACTCAAGCGGCAGACGGTTGAATTGGAGGCAACGAACCTTCTGGCGTCCGCACAACTGCCGATTCAATTCAAACCGTTCGTGCTCGGCGAAGACGTCGAGCAAACCAAGCAGCGCATCAATGACTTTAAGAAACTGTGGGACGCTGCGGTGTCTGAAGAAGTCACGAAGCGCATGGCCGCCGGCGGCCGCACGCCACCCAGCGACGGAGCCGGCGGGAAAGCCGGTCTTTCGATGAATGACCTGATCAGAGGCGCCCTGGGGCGCTAATTTCATTTATGGAGTGTGATTGAAGATGGCTGTGAATCTGATTCAGCGTACCGACGCGGAAGCTTTGATTCCCGTTGAAGTGGCAAACGAAATCATTCAGGGCGTACCGCAGATGTCGGCCGTCATGCAGTTGGGAACGCGCCTGCCGAACATGACGGCGAAGCAAAAGCGGTTGCCGGTGCTCAACAGCCTGCCCATGGCATACTTCGTGAACGGCGACACCGGCCGGAAGCAAACGACAAAGGTCGACTGGAAAAACAAATTCCTCGAAGCTGAGGAAATCGCGGTTATCGTGCCGATCCCGGAAGCTGTCCTGGACGACTCTGAATACGACATCTGGGGCCAAATCCGTCCGCGAATCGAAGCGGCGTTCGGCGAAGTGTTCGACGCCGCGGTGCTGTACGGCACGAACAAGCCGTCGACGTGGCCGGACGGTATTGTGACGCAGGCTACGGCCAAAGGCAAGGTCGTTGCACTCGGTACGGGAGCCGACCTGTACGACGACATCATGGCCGAGGGCGGCGTGATCGACCTGGTCGAGCAGTCCGGCTTCATGGTCAACGGTCATGTCGCGGCTATGAGCATGCGTGCCAAACTGCGCGGTCTGCGCGATGCTGACGGTCAGCCGATCTTCAAGGCGACGATGCAGGAAGGCACCCGGTACCAGTTGGACGGCGAGCCGATGATTTTCCCGCAGAACGGCTCGATCGACGCGTCGAAATCGCTGCTGATTGCAGGCGACTGGCGGCAACTGGTGTATGCGATCCGGCAGGACATCACGTACAAGATCCTGACCGAGGCCGTGATTCAGGATCCGACCACGGGCGAGATCGTGTACAACCTCGCCCAGCAGGACATGGTGGCGCTGCGCTGCGTCATGCGACTGGCATGGCAGATCCCGAACCCGATCAACCAGCTGGATCGGGACGAAGAAACGCGCTTCATGTTCTCGGTCCTGACGCCGCCGGCATCGCCGTAATTCGGCACACCGTAATGATTCAACCCCTGCGGGAGCGTGACTTCCGCAGGGTATTTTTCGATGAAAGGGTGATCGAAGTGGCACAAGTAGAAATGCTGGTGTACACGTATTACAAGCGGCCGCTGAAGAAGGGTGATCTCGTCGACGTCGACGACGCCGTCGCCGAGCGCTGGGCTCAGCACGGGATAGCCCGCCTGATCCAGGGAGCTGCACCGGAACCGACACCCCCGCCGAAAAAGCCGAAGGGCGGAAAGAAAGATGACGCTGGCTGAACTGAAAATTCTGCTCGGAATTCCGGAAAGTGATACGTCGAAGGACGCACTGCTCGAAATTCTTCTGCCGGCCGCCATTGATTTCGTCATCGAGTGGACGCAGAATCCATTCGAGCATGACGAGAAGGGCGACATCGTCCTACCGGCCGGTGCAAAGCTAGCGATCAGCATGATGATTCAGGCGGTGCTGACCGCGGGCGTCGGCTCGGAAGGCGGCACATATGCCGGCATGGTCGAATCCGAGCGCGTCGGGCAGCTGCAGCAGACATTCCGCAATCCGGCAGAACTTTGGACGACGGGGGGCGGAATCAACGGTGCGTCCGGCGGAAGTACGGCGCCGTGGTTCGCGCTGCTCAAACCGTATAGGCGGATCCGGTTCGTTCCGTCCGGCGGGGCATGCAAGCGAGATGATCTGCCATGCCCGTAAGGGTGCACGACCAAAACCGTATCCCCCGGCTCATGAAGGAACTGGATAACCTGGGGAAGCGAAAAATCCGCGTCGGCATTATGGGCGGCGATATGGCCATGATCGGCCGGGTGCATGAATTCGGCGCCCGCATCCCGGTGACCGACAAAATGCGGAAGTGGTTCGCTGCGCAGGGGTATCCGCTCAAGGCGACGACTACGCACATCACCATCCCGGAGCGTTCGTTCATTCGCGCCGGCTTCGACGAGAGTGAGAAGGAATTCCTTGACGAAGCCAGGAAATGGCTCATCGAGGCATTCCGGAAGGGTACGCCTTCGGAAACCGTGCTCAATGCGCTCGGCTTGCAACTGCAGGGCATGATGCAGACCTATCTCCGGAACGTAAGCGAACCGCCGTTGTCCGACATGACGATCGAAATGACCGGCCGGAGCAATCCGCTGGTGCATACCGGGCATTTGCTTCAGGCGATCGTCTATGAGGTGGTGTGAAGTGAGACTGTACAATTTCGCGCGTCTCGTGGGGAAGTATAGCGTTCCGTGCCGGCATATCACCCGCCAGTCCGGGCAGTACGACGAAGACGGAATCTGGCGAGAGCCGCAGGACGTCGCCCGGGACACCAAGGCGGCGATCCTTCCGGTTCCGGAGCGCACGCTGTATGAGTCCGGCGGCCGGTACACGACGGCGGACCGGCTGATCATTTCGCTGGAGCAGTACCCGATGCAATCGCACATCGTGTACAAGGGGCAAAAGTACCGGATCGAAGAAACGGCGGACTACACCGAATATGCGGACTTTTATCAATATCTCGCAAAGTGGGTGAGCGCCGTTGCTTGATTATGCATCGATTCGGTCGGAAATCGTCCGCCCGCTTGCAACGGCGCTCGGCATACCGGTCATCATGGCCGATCAGACGGGCCAAATTCCGCCGTATCCTTTCGTGACGTATAAAATGACTTCCCCATACCTTGAAACGTCTGTGCATGGCGCAGAGAGCGTCACAGACACCGGGGACGGCCTCAAGCGGACGCAGGAAAAGCACGTCGAGGTCGTGTTTTCGTTCACGGTCCATTCGAAAGACCCGGATGAAGCCTACCAGCGGTGCTATGCGCTCATCGAGCATTTCGATTTCGCCGGGCGCGATGCGTTGCGGGACGTCGGCATCGTCGTCGTCAACGTTACGAACGTCCAGAACCGGGACGTTTTTCTGACGATCGAATACGAGCGCCGCGTCGGGTGCGACGTGCGGTTCCGAGTGCTCAATCGTAGCGAACTGATACCAGATCCGGACGCGGGCGATTTCATCGAGTCCGCGGAAATTCAATATGAGGGGTGATCAAGTTGCCTATTCGTGATGTGACAGTCACCATTGATCTGCAACGGCCCGCCGGCCTGATCGGGTTCGGCAAGCCGCTGATTCTTGGTTCCAAAGCGGGCGGCGCGCCGTACAAAGAATACTCCGATCTGGACGGCCTGAGCGCGGATTTTGGCCCCACTACTGAAGTCTACAAAATGGCGGCCGCGCTCAAGGGTCAGGGGCAGAGCTCGCCGGCTACATTTGCGGTGGCGGCTTACGACACCGCGGGTGATCCAGTCACGACGCTTCAAGATGTATGGGACAAGGACTGGTACTTCCTGCTGACCACGGAATCGGATGTCTCGACGATCAAGGCTCTTGCCGACGTTGTGGAAGGCAAGGGCTTCAAGATGTTTGCGACGCGGGTCGGCGACGAGGCCGATCTGGCTGTCCTGAAAGCTCAGGATTACGACCGGACGTTCGTGATCTATCATTCCGATCCGGATGAGCTGGCGAAGTATCCGGATGCCGCCTGGGTCGGCGCCCGCGGGTCGCAGCAGGTTGGATCGGTGACATGGAAGTTCGCGCAGCTCATCGGTATCACGGCCGACGACATAGGCCTTTCGACCGTGCAGAGTGTGAATGCGGCCGGTGGCAACGTCTATGTCATGCGCGGCGGCCAGCCGCGGACGGGCGAGGGCATCGTTGTGAGCGGCGAGTTCATCGACGTCATCATGAGCAAGGACTGGGTGCAGGTCAATATCGAGAACGCGATTCAGCGTCTGCTCAACAATTCGCCGAAAATCCCGTACACGAACGCTGGGATCGCGCAGCTTGAGGCGGCCACCGTCAATGTTCTGCGCGCCGGATTCAATCAAGGCATCATCGCCGAAGATGGAGACGGACTGCCGCTGTATTCGACGGACTTCCCGACGCGGGAAGAAACGAACCCGGCCGACAGAGCGCAGCGAAAATACACCGGCGCGACGTTTACGTTTGAGTTGGCCGGAGCAGTACATGAAGCGACTATTCGCGGCACGATTACGGTGTAAGGGAGGGTGAAGGAATATGCCTGAAATCAGGTCGTATGACGCAAAAAACGTGACGGTGACCGTTGACGGCGTATATATCACTGGATTCGCGGAAGGTTCTTTCGTCGAATGCGAGAAGGCAGAGGACACCTATCAGACGTCGGTCGGCGCGCAAGGCGATGTCGGCATTTCGGAAGTAAACAACCCGCTCGGCAACATCACGATCACGCTGCAACAGACGTCGCCGTCTGTGGCCTACCTGAACCGGCTGGCCGCGTCGAAACGGATCGTGCCGGTCTGGGTCATTTCGAGCAATCAGACAAAGGAGAAGATCGGCGGTACGCAGGCGCGCGTGCTGCGGCCGGCACAAAGCACGTTCTCGAACGCGATCGAGTCGCGTGCATTCCAACTGCAAGTGTTCGACTATACGCAAGAATGAGGGGCCGAAGACGGCCCCTATTTTCATGGAGGGATGATTCGTGGCCGAAATTAAGAATCCGAAGCAAAAGACCGTCACGATTGGCGGGATTGAGTTCACATTTCAGTTCCCGGGTGTGCGTAAGGCGCTGCAGATGGCTGACGCCAGTAAGGACCGTAATGGCAACCTTCTGAGCGAGCCCTACTACAGCCAGATCATGGAGCACGTGATCGTCAATCCGCGGACGGACTGGGATTTCTGGGACGAACACCTCGACATCATGGAAGACGTGTTCGCGGAAGCCTTTCGATTTCTGCACAATCCCGGAAAGACCGGCTAATTATTACGAAAATGAAGCGAAGAAACGCTATTTGTACTGGCGCCTTGTATTCGAGGGCGGCATTCCGCCGTCCGAAGTAGATCTGATGGATTGGGACGATCTGCTTGAAGCCAATGCCGCGCTCGACATGTTCCCGCAGAAGGGAGGTGCATTCCCATGGCCGGTGAAGCCCTGAGAAGCCTGTACGCGGAAGTCGGTTGGAAGATCGACGAAGCGCCGCTACAAAAGCTGGATAAATTGCTCGACCAGATCAAAGCCAGCATGCTCGGCGGCGCAGTCGAGAAGTTCGAATCGGACCTGGAAGGCGCTACAGATGACGCCAAAAGGCTCGGCCAATCGATTTCCGAGGCGGGGAGTCAGACAAAGAAGTTCGGAGACGCAGTTGAGACAACCGGCAGCAAGGCGAAGAAAGCCTTTGACCGGCCTCGCGATGCCATGGGCCGCTTTGTGAAGGTGACGAATGAGGCGGCTGACGAAACGCGGAAACTGTCAGATGAAGTACAAGGAGCAGGAAATGAAGCAGGTCGGAGTCAGAATAAATTCAGGCGACTCGGAAATGCAATAGCTGATGCTGCCAGAGACAACATCCGGCATTGGGGTGCGCTTGGAAGAGAGATAAATAAGACGATCCGCCTAGGAGAGCGAATGGATAGGCTCGGGCGTGGTATTACCGATCGATTCTGGGGTATGGGTAGGTCCATTCTTCGGGCTCCGTTTACGCTTCCAGGTATGCTGATCGGCGGTGCGGCGACATATGGCGCGGTGCGGTACGGATTCATGAATCCTCTCCGCATGGCCAGCGAGTTTGAGCAGGCGGAGATCGCATTCACAACGATGCTCGGCAGCGCGGAGCGAGCCCGAGATTTTATTGCAGAGATGAATCGATTCGCGATTGAAACTCCCTTTGAATTGGCGGGCGTTCAGGACGCAGCGAAACGCATGCTGGCATTCGGGTTCAAGCAGGAGCAAATCATTCCCTACCTGACGGCCATCGGGAACGCTGCGGCCGGACTCGGCGGCGGTACAGATCTCATCGACCGCATTTCGCTCGCCATCGGTCAGATGCAAGCGAAAGCGAAAGTCAGTGCCGAAGAAATGCTGCAATTGACGGAGGCGGGAATTCCCGCATGGGAAATTCTTGCCACGAAGATGAACAAGTCCACACGGGAAGTGATGGATTTGTCATCGAAGGGCCTGATCCCCGCGGACAAAGCCATCGCCATGCTTATTGAGGGCATGAACGAACGCTTCCCGGACATGCTGCAGAAGCAGGCAGACTCTTTTGACGGACTGAAAAGCCAAATCTCTGAAACGTTCAATCTTCAGTTTATCAAGCGCTGGGGGGACGGATTGCTACAAGCCCTGAAACCGCGATTTGCGTCCATCAACCAATGGATTGACAATAACCAAGACAGAATTCAGCGTTGGGGGAGTGCGCTTGAAAAAACCGCGTTTGAGGGCTTCGACTATCTGTTGCGTCAAGGCGAACGGGCGTTCGAATATATTCGAACGAACTATCTCGAAAACAAGGAGTTCCAACAGCTCCCCTTCAACAAGAAGATCGAATATGTCTTTTCGGACATCGAGCAGAAGTTCAAAGCATGGTACAACGGCGGGGGTAAAGCGAGTATCGAAGAAGGCGCGCGAAGATTTGTTGACTTTACCATCGGCGTCCTTGAGGCTTCCGTGCCGCAAATGGCAGACGTCGGGATAAAACTCGGAAAGTCTATCGGATCCGGACTGGTGAAAGGACTAGGGGAAGCAGCGAAGGATCATCCGATTCTGGCGGGTTTAGTGACTGCAGCAGCCACACCAGGCGGTCCAGCCGTCAAGGCGGCCGCTGGTGCAACCGCGACTATCAGCTCAGGCATCCTCGGCGCCGCCGAAAAATCAATCGAGAAGCAAGAACAAGCGCGGCAAGAGCGGATGAACCGGGTCACCAACTTCTATGATCGCCTTGAGTCCAAACCGAGCGACCAACCGCTTTTCACGGGCGGCACAATTTCGGCAGCACCGAAACAGAGCTGGTGGGATCGGACGCTCGATTGGACGAAGCAGAAGGTATTGAGCGGCATCCCCGGCCATGCCGACGGTCTCCCATACGTCCCGAAGGATGACTACATCGCTCGCCTGCACGAAGGCGAGCGAGTGCTGACGAAGCAGGAAAACAGGCGATATACGCAAGGGCAAACGAGGCAGTCCGCTGCAATGATGCCCAACGTTACGATCAATGTCAATGTATCGGCAGCCGCGGCCGCCAGCGGGGTATCTACAGTCAGAGAGGCGGCGAAACAAGGGGCGCGGGAAGGGTTGGAGGAATTCTGGCGCAGCATGCGCATGAAATACCCTGCGATCCGGGAGGTGTGAGTCATGGCAATGCTCGGCGGACACGAAATCCACGTCACGTCGGAGGTACCGCAATATAGCGTAAATATCACGCAGTATCCGGTAGAGGAGGATATCAGCCTGACCGACAATGTCGAGCGTCTTCCGACGGTCATGACGATCACCGGGAAGATCCTCGGCCCGAATGCTGCGAACATTCGGGAAAAACTCATAATCGCGATGATGAATGGCGAGCAGCTGGACTATGTTGGCAGAAATGCGTTTCGCAAGGTTCTGATCGCTGATATACAGACCGAGCATGATTTCGAAGTCGCGAACGGCTGCCGATTCACGGCGACCCTGCAACAAGTTCGGATTGCAAAGCCGTCCTATGCACCGTTTTTGAATGACCCGGTCATGATGGCACAAGTCAAGCCAACGACGAGCGCGGGGCAGCAGCAACTCGCCAACAAGCCGGCTGCGGGAACACCCCAAATGCACACAATACGGCGCGGAGAGACGCTGTATTCCATCGCGCCGAAGTACGGAACGACGTGGCAGGCGATTTTGAAGCTGAATCCCAGCATTGATCCGAAGAAACTGCAGATCGGGCAGAAGGTGAGGGTCGCCTGATGTATGTGCCGATTCAGAAAGATCTGGCGCCATATCGCTTTGAGGTCCTGCTGGGAGCCGAACCATTCGAGATCGAAGTCCGATACAATGCGGACTTCGATTTTTTTACGGTCGATTTGTATAAGGATGGCGAGGCGCTCGTGTACGGTGAGAAGCTGGTCTATGGTGTGCCGCTTTTCGTCGACGTGTTTGACCAACGGTTCCCAGTTCTGCAATTGGTACCGAAAGACGACGCCGGTCTGGAGACGCGCGTCGGGTATGCAAACATGGGGGAAACGGTGTTCCTGCAGGTGGTGGAATGATGGAGCAGTTCAGAAGGGTTGTGGAAGTCAATGTCGGCGGAAAAACGTTTCGGTCGAAAGACCTCTATATCGAGTTTGATGTCCCGTTTGACGACGACGCGAGTCCGAACGAGAGCGTGATCCGCATCTACAACCTGACGCAAGACACCATCAGTCGCATCAA